CCATGCTTGCGTAGGTCTTGCGACTTACCGGGCCAACGGTTGCGGCGTTCATTGTAGGAGCGCAAGCAATCGCGCATGTATTCGTCCATGTCCCGCAGGGAGTCTGTATAGGCTTCCTGCAACGCGCCCACATTAGGCTCGTTTTGAACGTAGATCATTGCCTCATCTTGGGCGTATTCGGGTGTCATGGTTGCCATTTATAATGTTCTTCGTTGTTAACGTCAATCTGTGTGACCTCGATTTGCTTGTTTAATAGCCTCTTGCTGAATCGCTTAGGCACTTGAACCTTGATCTGTTTGCCAGAAGAATCAGTTGCTTTGAGCCACATTGCGTTGGGGAAACTACCAATTACCAATACAGAAATCGTCTTAGGCTTCTTCTTAGCCGCCTTCTTTTTAGGCTCTTTCTTGGCTTGTTCCTGCTTTTTGTAAAATCCCATAGTTAATATCCTCCTGCTCCGATTCTGGTTACTCCTAGTTTCTTGGTGTCTACGTGGTCAATGTCTGTCACAGATGCGTAACGAAGAACGTCAATGGGGTCTTTCCATGCTTCCTTCAAACCGCCGTCTCCAGTGTATTCTGATAAGGCATTGATGATGTTAAAGCACTCGTCTGTCACATAGAACCTGGGCCTGTTTACACTGTCTAGCGGCTTGGTTGTATCATAACTCATCTTACTAATCAACGCTTGAATACCATCCTCAATGTCAATGCCTGGTGCTGGTATGCAAACAATGTCGTTTTCAGCCAGATCCTCAATGATGCTGCTGCTCCCGTCCTGAGCCTGATACTTGGCCGCACCAAGGCGAGGGTCAATGATGCGCTCGTAGATTTCCTCGCCATCCTCCAGTTCAAGAATGAGGCGCACGTAGTCCTTGATGCCGTAGCCCATGCCCTTAGCACCCTGCCCAGATGCCCACTTGCCGCCCTTCCACTCAGCCCAATCACCTATCGTGCTGTCAGGCCACTCGCGGTAGACGTAGTAGGTGTTGGTGGCGTCCACGGCGATCCAGCAGATAAACCAATTCTTGCTGCCAGCAGGGTCGATAATGCAGTAGCGGGTCACGTCTTTGTCTGGAACCATGTCCTGCGGTATGACGTTCACCTCCTTGTTGAACTTGGGGAACTTGGTGGATTGAGACTTGACCGGCACACCGTAGGCGCGAATAAGAATTTCCTCGCGTGGTCTGCCCTTTAGGTCGTTCTTGATACGGTCGTAACCACCAAACGGGTTATCCTTAGTGTGGAAGTAATGTATTGAGGCATTGCGATTATGACTGCGTTGAACATACGGAACTAACTCGCCGTTAATCAGTTCTGCCTCTCTAGTCTCAATCGTCTTGGCCTTGTCCAAGTAGTCTTTAATCACCTCAGTCCATCCGTCAATCGGCGTAAACGTCACCAGCATCTTGGCATTACGAGTAGCCAAGCGGAATCGCAACGTGCCAATCAAGTCCTCACCAAGCAGATACTCGTCTAGCCAGCACCCGATATTGTGCCACACTGGGTCTTTGCATCCTAGCTCCGCACCCTCTAGAATCGTTGGGTTGTTCTGATACTGTGAGTATGTCTTGAAGATTACCTGGCTACCATTAGGCAGAATGAATGAGTTGTCTGTAAATCCATTCTTTACCGTGTAACTAATGTATGTGCTGGCTCCGGTTTGCTTGCGCCGATACTCAGGCGGTAGCCACTGGTAGACCGCACTCTGCTGCTGGCGCACGCTTACCTCGCTCGTCTGAGCGAAGCACATGATGATGCTCTTGGGGTTCTCGATAGCCGCCTTGACCACGCAGAAGCTACCCCAAGCCGTTTTGCCGCTACGGTTGCCACCGCTGGCTAGTATTTCGTCAACCTCCTTGAGTTGCTCCTCGGCACGCTCCCAATGCGGTAGCCTAAAGCCGTAGCGATAAGGGTCATCCTGTGCGTCCCTGATAGCTTGCTCGCGCACCTCATGGATGGCGAGCAGCTCATCTGGTTCCATCTCCGCAATCTCCTCGTCAGTGGGGATCGGCAGGATAGGGTGTTTAGTCCACTCAAGCATCTTCAATTACCTCGGCGTCAACCACTTTATTTTTGTTCGCCACCCTAGCTCTGGCTTCCTTAATAATCTCAATAGCCTCCTCAATGCTCTTGCCCTTGCGATGCTCAACCACGCTGGTAGCCTGTCCACTTAGGGTCAACGCCTTGTCTTGCAAGATACCAGCCGTCATAGCCAACTTGTCAGGGCTGATCTTCTTCAGCATCTCGCTGTCGTTAGCCGCCATCTCAGACCACTCAAATATGCGGTCTACGAACTCCTGCGCCCCCATTGCGTAGCGCACGGCTGCTACCTTTTGCTGTGCATCGTAGGTGTCCTTGTGATCCATCATCAGGCGGCGGCAAGTCTCATGCCCAACCTGCGTAACCCGGTTCACCTCACGCAGCGAGTTGCCCTCTGACAGCATCCACAGAGCCTTAGCAGCTACATGGGGCTTGGTGTTCTCAAGGCAATTAGGTGGCAGTTCCTTAGCACGCTCTTTGATCGCGTCCAGAAACCGCTTCATTTCCTCACGATTGCTTTCGGCAAGCTCGTCCTGGGGTTCATCCATGATGATTATGCTACATATAGTAGCCGTTATAGCAAGCCTATTTGTTTGCCTTACGAAGCAATCTCATGTGATATAAAGTGTTCTTGTCGATCACACCAGTCTTGAGGAACCTTTGCTCCATTGCCTCTGGGTTTTCAGACTGAGCCATGTCATCCAGTATTCTTCTAGCACGCTCACCAGTATTGGATGGGATAGCTTTATACAGAGAGTCAATAACGGTTTCATTCGTGCGCCGCTTCCTTTCTTCTCCCTTAATTATGTCCTTAATGGACATAGCCATAGTTCTGTTTTCCTCTTTATACAGCATAGAAATCTGTTCAGACCGAGGCTTGTCGGCGTAGTCCCTATCGTAAATATCTCGCGCAGTAAGCTCTTTGCTACGAGGCAGTTCCGGCACTTTGCCCTGCATTGCGTTTAAGATTCTGATAGAGCCAACATTGGTGTCCTTCATTAGCTGAACAATCTCATCGTCTGACATGGGCCACAACCTTGCGTTTTGAAAATGCCTTACCAACGCCGCGCCTTTCTGTTTGTATGCCGTATTTAACCGCTGATATTCTTGCTCATATTGTTCTGGGGTAAGCATCTTGTCCTCCAATTTGTATCCAGCACCAGACATTTCGCTGGATAGTGCAGTAAGAGAATCCTTGATTTTTTTGCTTTTAATCTGAAGTCCGGTGCGAAAACTTTGCTTGTTTACCCGAACACCAAGTTGTCTCAGCGTGGTTACTAACTTAGTTTGTTGGCGAGACTTTCTAAACTCACGTGCCGCACCAAACTCAAGCGATTTCTTGAAAACGTGGTTAGCAATTTCTTTGGTTTTGCCTGCAAGATCATCTCTGTGTGAAATTACTTTTCCAGTATCCAAATCAAGATTGCTCATGCCCTCGATCATGGCTCTCATTGCAAACGACCCATCACCACCAAGATCGTGAACAACCGCCCCAAACAGTTTTCCTGCGGCCTCCCCAAAAGACTGTCCCCTCATCATGGCTTGTCCATATCCTTGTATTTGAGCCACGGGAAATAAGTAACTTGCCGTAGTAGAATATACGGTGTCTCCATCCTCCCCGGCTTTAAGTATCGTGTTTCCTTCTGCGTCCCAAGGCGCGGCTCCCGTTTCTCTCCAAACCCGTTCTTTTTCCTCGCTGAATCCGCCCTCGGTGCGATTATACGCTACTATGCCGCCGTATGCTGCTGCGTGCATACCAGTCAAACCAACCATCATCTTTTGTCCTTGCCGTTCCAGTATTTGCGGTTTGACAACATTTAGTCCTGCCTTGGCTAAGTCTTCCGCAAACTTACCCTCTGCCATTCGCTTTGCAATTCTGACGTGGTTGGCTTGGTTTCTTAACAGCTCAAGAGAAAATGATGCAAATTGAGACAACATAACCCCATGCTGGGATAAAGTTTTTAACGAATCGTTAAGGTGGGCATAGTTGGGATAAATGTCGTTTACAATATCCGCAGCGACTTGCTCTGCCTTATCTAGTTGCTCCTTGGTTTTTGCACCCGTTGCTTTAATGATTTTGGCCTTGTAGTTTTCAAAGTTGACAATTCTTAAAGTGTCGTCAAAACCAGAGTATATTTTTCCTAACGGAGCAAAAAGTGCTCGAACAAAGTTTGATGATGGGCCACCACCTGTCATCGCGGATTTGACAAAATCCTCATAAGCCAATGATTGTCCAGTTAATCCTAACTCTTTGTAGTGTTTATTGCGTCTCAGCGTCTTAATAGACTGAAATCTAGCCAACTGCTTAAATGCGCCAAGACCCGCCATAACCCCACTGCCAGAACCCCTAAACACATTGTTTAATGACTGCAATACTCCGGAGATATTGCCGTATAATTGAACCATGTATGCAGGAGGGTTGCCCAAAACCTTAACAGCTTTGGAAGCTGAAACGTATGCGTGATAAAAATCACTGGTAGCTCTGGCTGCAATGTTACCTCTAGCAGATTCGTGTATGCCAACAACTTGCTTTAAAGCTCTGGCCGTTTCTGGTGAAACAAATAATTTTTGTCCGTCTAGTTCTTTTTCGTTGCCGCGTATGACCAGTTTCTGCCAACCATGCAAGGTAGATTCAGCCGTTTTAGCCATCCCATTGGAAATTAACGAGTCGGTAATGGATTTGTCGGCTGCGTCATACTCAACCATTTTGGATAGCTTTGATTGTGTTTCGGCTATCTTTTGACCAGGTGTTGTATACTCACCAAGGTATTGTCTCACCTCCAACGGCAAGTCGTAGTTTTTACTTTTTAGCACACCGTCTTTTGCTGAGTGCATATACTTCAACAGGTCGGCGGGATTGCCTGCACGCTTTGATTGAAGCTCCAGCATATATTCTCTTGCCGTCTCTGGTGACGACCCGTTCTTGACTAGCGAACGAACCGCTTTTTCAAAATCGGCATCGGTTGGCTTATACGTTGGGTCGTGAAAAAATCTGTATGACCTAGTCAAATAGCTTCTGCTATTCATGGTATCCTCAACGGCATTTTTAATTGCCGGGTCTAGCAATCTTGCCCCACTATAATGGTTTGCAAGCACTTTAATTTGAAGTTGGTCAATTTCCTCACGTGCAGCAATCAATGCTTCGGTTCCCTTTTTACCAAGCATTTGTGATGGAACATCTTTAGTTTCACCTGATAGGTATTTCCACACACGCTCCTCTACATCTGGCCCGTAATTCTTAGCGGCTTTTTTAACCGCCCTGTCAACTCGCTTGCCAAGTTCTTCGCCCAGTGTTGCTTGCGCCTGTGGTGCTGCTTCTGTCCTTCTGGCTGCCGACATGATTGCTGGAGTCAACGCCTTGGACGGTGCAAATGATGATTGTGCGCTTTTTATGATTCCTGTGACCAATGACTTTGCGGTTTTCTTGGGAAGCTCGCTTTCTGGCACATCTTGCAGCAAGAAGTTCAATAGCCCAATAGCGTCTGGATCGCCTTTAGCTACCAAATCCTCCAACTCGTATTCTGTTTTGTTTGCAAACTTCTTACCGGCAGAACGTAAAAATTTAGACAGACCTCCAAGCCCACCACCCAAACC